CTCTTCTGCTTTAACCTTAAACGACTTAGTCTTAATCGCTACTCCCAATCTATGCTAGTCGTGCAATTACAGTGAGCTACCTCAGCAGGGTCATCGTCATCACCTGGATACTTCATGCCATTAGAGAATTCCTCATCCAGGCCCACACGCTCGCCATCCATAGCAGCGTGGCTATCCCGGGCATTAGGTCCCGTATGCCACGTCTTGGTGGCTGCACCAGACTGCCTGCCAGCCTCCTGTGTGGCCCAGCCCATAGCCCAAGTAACCATTGACCCCGCCATACCCAGAGCTGACTCTTTCAGCCAGTGTTCAACAGGCTCGACAGTGTCCGGAGGATCATCACCCTCCATGGCCTCTTCCCACTCAGCCTGCTCATCCTCTAGGTCCTCCAGGCTATCCACGATACCCTGAGAGATTCGCTTAGCCCGCTTCTTCAGGTATGACCGAGTAGACCCTTTGTCATAGTCCTCGTCACGTCCCTCGAGTAGCTTGTTACCTACCTCGCTGGTCAGCCCTAGATCAAGGTCAAGCAGGTCTTCAGCAAGACTCTCATCAGCTGAAGCTTTAACCTTCAACCGCCCTGCTTTATACAACCTCTTACGGGCATGAGCTTCCAGCACTGTAGTGTAGCGCTTGACCCACGCCTTACGGTCCACACGCACACCTCGAGACTTAGTCCTAACCTCACCTGAGTTCTGGTTGTACCCTCCAGGGTCCACACTCACATTCAGCGGCGTAATCAGGTCATCCCCACCGTCAATAGCAGGAAGATTAAGACGGGCCCGAGCTTCATTACGGGTCATGTAAGCCGAACCCACAGCTGACTGGAACCATTGGGCCTGCTGCTCGAAATCAGCCTGAAGTTTTTCAGCTACATTGAATTCGATATAGCTACCTTTAGCACCACCCATAATAGGAATAAGGAATGCGTTAAGAGTGGACTCTATTTCCGCAATAAGCGGACCTAGAGTATCTCCGTAAAGCATTTTACGGAATTCCCGAACATTGCTGTAATTAGCATTATCGAGAATACCAACCATTGTGGGGTTAACGTGGAACGCATTAGCTACTGTCGAATAAGCAAGCTTAACGCCTTCAATGTACTGCTGATCAGTAGCACTGAAGTCCACACGGTTAAGAGTCATCCCATCTTCAAGAATGGGCGTGCCCCCAGCGCGCTTACCCGACCCAGTATATTTCTCGTACCAGTCCTCGCGGAAAGTCTCTCGTTGAGCGTCAGTCCAGCGAGGCGCATCAACAGGGCGCTGAAGCACAGCAGACACTTTGCCACCGCGAGCCCACAACTGCTGACGGTACTTCGATGCTTGAATCTGCTCAGCCAGTACTTCCTTCAGGCTGACGATCGTAGCGCTGCACCCTCCGGGATCAGTCGGGTGATACCCACCGAAATAGACCACACGCGAACTGTCCAAGGTAAGCTTCTTGTCAGACTCGAAGCTAACCTCGTGCGTGACCTTACCGAAATTATCAGACTTGGTCTGAACCCAGCTAGGGGGCAGGCGGTAGACTTCCCAGTTACCGTTCTGGTTCACTACTGGCCACCAGTAGGCCCTATCATAAAGGGCCTTATCCACAACGAGAGCATAGATCAGCTGATACAGAGTCATGCTCTCATTAGCTTTGGCGCCAGAGAGAAACCCGCCGACAGGGGACGAGGTATCCCTCAGCCTACCCCCATCGCTTTGCTTAACATAGGAGTGTACACCCAGATGAGCGATATTCCTGGCGAGGAAGGTAACCACAGTGCGCAGGTGTGGTTGAGTCTTGAATAGCTTAGCGGCTGAAACACCGGAAAGATCAACCAACTCAGTAGGTCCGACCTTATACTGCCGAGGCTCATACGTGGTAATGCCCTGAAGTCGGTTAAAGATACCAGACCAGAAACCCACTAATACACCTCCAATTCAATCCTGTAAACAGTATAACACATTTCAAATAGATTCTAGCCCCGACACGCCGTAAGCCGATACTTTTGTTTTGTGGAATTGCCACACATTCATAGCTGTTACTAGCGCAGCCACGCCATCAATCTTATCGCGCTTCTTTTGCTTAGCAGGTTTAATGTTACCAGCAGGGTCCATAGCAGGGCGAATATTATCTATTTGCCACGCCATCAAGGGATTGCCATCATGTTTAATAGCACCCCCCTGCATAACCAGCCTCTGAATCTCTTTCATAGGACCTGACATAGACACGAAACCCTGACGAACTTTCTCAAGCCTATACCCGTCAGCCTGAAGGTCATTACTAACCTGCGTAGCATTCCACGGGTCAAAGCCTATGCATTGAATGTCGTAATGCTTAGCATCCTCATCAATCTGAGCTTTAACAAAATCATAATCAGTGACATTACCTGGAGTCAGCTTAATCAACCCACGGCTAGCCCACACAGACGCATTACGGTACGTGGCCCTGTCAAGCTCAGCCAGCGCAGCCTCAGGCAGGAAGAATCTAGGCAGTATCTGGTATGTACCGTCCTCGGCAGGGAACAACCACACAAGCGCTGTGAGGTCCGACACAGCTGCAAGGTCCAGGCCGCCATAGCACTGCCTGCCCTCGATATTCAACTGGTCCACAGCCCCCTTCATCCAGTCAGCCCTGCTGATCCACGACTCGTCCAGCCTGCCCCTGATACCTAGATGCAGCCTCAGGAAGCTGGCCTTAGCCACAGGGTCAGTCTTAGCCTTATCAGCAGCAGACTGCATGAATGCCCGGGATGGAGTTACGGGGTACAGCGGGTTAGCTTTAGCCCATGTTTCTTCCGACCAGGGGTCATCCTCAGGTGATGCAGACCACACCACACAGAAGGATCGAGGGGCTTCTACAACCCCCTTACATATGTTGTCCACCAGCTCCCTGCGCTGGTCATAGGGCGTGCCCACACTGCCGTCATCAGCTGTGGTGATCACCATCGTCAGGGGCTGCTCACGAGCACCGGTACCAGTCTCCATAGCCTCCAGCAGGGACAGAGACTTATGTACGTGCAGCTCATCACAGATAGCACCGTGCAGGTTGGCGCCGTGCGCTAGGTCGCCCTTACTAGAGACCACCTTGATGACAGAGCTCGTCCTGTCCTGCTTGATCGAGTTATGCAGTGACCTGATACCAGCTTGCTTAAGCAATGGCGAGTTGTCGACAAGTTGCTTAAGCGGCGTGAAACATGCCCCTGCCTGATCTCGCGAAGCTGCCCCGATAATAACCTCAGCGCCACCCTCATGATCCCCGAAAGCGAGCACCATGGCTAGTGCACTAGCCAGTGTGGACTTAGCTCCTTTACGAGGCATTTCTATATAGGCATCCCTATACAACCTCAGCCAACGCCCTAAAGAATCATCATAGACTTGCCAGCCAAACAGCGGGGCCACAATGTAGGCTATCTGTACATTAGTTAGCTTAAGGGGTTTGCCTGCCCAACGGCCTTTAGTGTGTCTTAAAGCAGAAATAACCCGAAGAGCATGATCTACGCTCTTCGGGTTAAATCGCACTTGCATACCGTGGACCACACCACCAGGATCAGGGCACTTGAGGTGTGGTCCCCTTTCAGGTATGTCTAGATTCCTGCTAATTAAATACTCTTTAATTTCATTAGGAATTACATTATTCATCGTATTCTAATTACATAAGGAATGGGTTATCAGTGTCTTTATTCTTACCCGAATTCCTTGCTTTAGGCGTCCATCCAGCCTCTTTCATATAAGCAAGAAATGCCTGTGACTGTGACCTAAAAATAACCTCAGCTGGGTGCTTCTGCATCCTGTGATTTGGGTTATCAGTAACCAATACCGAATCAGCTGAAATAACCTCATTCGAGGCTTTTCGTGCAATAGCATAATGCCTACACATAGCCTCGATAAACAGGCCATCCATTTCATCAAGGTTGTCAAGAACTTCCTTGGGCATCATACCCACAAGTTCGGACCACACACCTCGCAGGACCTCATTATTGGCGATTCCAGGAGGAATCTCACTAAAACGCTCTTCTTCGGTCAAAATTAGAATACGATGAATAATGTAATCCCTAATGAAATTAAAGATTATTTAATCAGTAGGAAGCTGGGTATACCTGAAAGGGGACCACACCTCAAGTGCCCTGATCCTGGG